CCAGCTTCTGGGCAACGCCAAGTGCGCCAACGCAACCAACCGCTACGGTACCAGGGAACATTGTACTTTTTACGTTCCTCATCATTCCACATTACATAATGCCAGGCTTGTTCGATTTCAACAAAGTCCACAAGCTCTTTAAATAGACAAGGGAGAAACCTATTACCAACGTCACTCCAACTGCCAGGGCGGATATCACGAGGATCGGCAGTAAGAGCGTGACTCTTACTAACCCAACGATTGTTGATGTAGTATCTGACATCATTTAGTTTGTCCGGAATGTAGTAAACAAATTTTTGAATATAATCCAAACCTTCTTCAGCGAGCCACCAACGGATTGGATACGCTGCCTTAGCTCGATCTTCCCATTCGTGCCATTCTTCGCTGGTGCCGCACTTCAGCTTCGTGGTACCACGTAGCCAATCTGCAAATTTCGAACAAGTCCAATAATGACTGCGCATTTTTATTCCTTAAGATTATTCTGCTGAACAAGTTAATTATACTATCTTTCTAGAAACCTGTCAATATGATTCTTTTTTGAATCGTTTAAAATTTTCTTTGGTACCCTGCCAAATTAAGCATAATGCTGTACTGCTCATAGGCTTTTTGGACTGCCTGATTGGTATTTCTATAGTGGGATTCTTCTCGCTCTTTTTCCATCAGGGTTTGGAATAGGTCTACTGGTTGATCGTGATGTGCAACATAATTGAAAAACTTACGTTCCATTTCTACCAATGTCTGTAGTCTGCCTTCGGGTATTTCTACTGTATAGACCTTTTCAGTTTCGTACTCAACTACATCTTTACGAATAATGTCTGCACGGAAAGGGTCTGTGAAGAACTTTGCAGGATGGTATCGTGCTCTACGTTTTTGATCATTTAGCACACGAACTTCGTAGTTCTTGCAAAATTCTTCAAGACCTTCGGACATTACTTGCGATCCCCAAACAGTTGTAGTAGATTAATGAATAGGTTAATAAAGTCCATATACAGTGTTAAGGCACCTGATACTTCTGCAGCATCACTAGTATCTACACTGACCATTTCACGGATCTGTTGGGTGTCGTAGGCAGTCAGTCCTAGAAAGATAATGATAGCCAATGCACTGATAACCATAGCCATTACGCTAGATCCAATAAAGATGTTTACAATACTGGCAATTACAATGGCAATCAATCCAATGAACATAAACTGTCCTAGACTTTCTAGACTGCGTTTAGTAAAGTATCCGTAAAAGCTCATAGTACCAAACAAGATTGCCGCACCCATAAAGGCACTTACAATTGATCCCATAGTGAATATGGCGAAGATTGTGGCAAAGCTCAATCCCATTAGAGCCGCAAATCCGTGTAAGCATAATTGAGCAACACCCTTACTAGGATTGTTGCCTAGCACATAACTGACACCGAAGATTGCCGCGAGCGGAGCAAAGATCACAATCCACTTTAGTACACCTGTAAAAAAGAATTGTAGTAGCTCTGGACTTGTGCCCACAAAGTAACTGACTAACATCGAAACAACGACAGCAAGACTCATATGTCCGTAGACACGTCCCATAGCACTGTTAATTTCTTCTGCTGAACGATAGCTTAGAATTCCGCCATCTGTATAATTTGCACCAAACATATTATTCTCCTTGATCTGAAATAAATTCTGTTGTCATTGGAAACACAGTTGCAATGACAGTTGCACAGGCCTTGGCAACTTCTTGATGTTCAAGTTGTGTGCCATTGGCTGAACGCAGTTGTATGAAGTGTACCCAAGAGCGTAGTGTACCATTCATATAAAGTTTACTAACTGTATTACCTTCTGGTAAAACAGCTCGAGCCTGTTCCTTAGCTATACCGTTATCGACAGCCCATTCGTATGTTTCTTTTGCGAGCTTGATAAGTTCGAGCTGTTTATCTCTCCATTGGTCCTGTAGCATCGCATTGCCAATTGTTGGTTCCAGTGCGATTGAGTTCTGTCTGTTTTTTGGGTCTTGGAGTCGTGCTTCTCGCAGTACAAACGACAGGTCTTGAGTAGGGTCAGCATATCGCTGACTGAATTCTTGGAAGCTGAAGCTACGATGTCTGAGGATCTGTCGTGCAATATCTCTTGTGGTTGTGATTTCAATACAGGCGGAGACCATTTCGAGTGGGCTCCAGTGTTGGTGTTTGACCAAGTATCGGATGAGTTTGTCAGACGTCTCTGTGTTGAGTTGGTTGCTTGGATTGCTGACACGGGCGCAATAGGCAATGAGTTCCTGTGCGTCTCCAATACCCATATCTGAGAATTCATCGGACGGCTTTGAGTACGATAACAATTTAACATTCATTATTTACTACCATCGTTTTCGTCAATGCAGAGTTTCTCCATTAACTTATAGTTGTCGTAGGCCTTTTTAAGTGCCTGGAATTTTTTTAATTTTTCTGGATTTGGTTCCATTAGTATGGCTAACCGGTCTTCCATTTTTTCTAATAGCTTAACAATATCGTGGCCTTTGATTTTAACGTTACCGTCAAATTCTGCATCACCTTTTACCTGTATACTAGAACCGGTATTATTAATGAGAGGTTGCGCCCATTGATATCCTGTGCCAGTAGTAGTAAAAACTTGACCAGCACCACCACTAATACCACCAACACCTGCGCCGGTGTTGATGGTGTATGTGGTACCAGGCACGCTACCTATTGTACCACCCATAGGGATTGTTACATTGCCGGTAGTAGTGTATGACACGTTAGGCCTTGGCTTCTTTACGAGCGTTCTTTTCTTCTGTAATTTCATTGCGGCGAGCCTTAACGCCTTTAGCAACTTCTTGCAATGCCTTACGAGCACGGGTACCAGCAGCACCATTACCTGCTGTGAATTTTGCGTCCTCTGATAAGAATGTTTCGAAGTCTGCTTTTAATTGTTCTACTGTTGACATAATTGTTTTCCTTAGGTTATGTATCTTTACTTATGATAGTAATTGGTGTGGTCGGCAGGATTCGAACCTGCAAAGGCGTTGTCTAGGACGTTGCCCAAATCCCAAGCATCGTTTCCCAACGAGCCGGAGGTCTACCATATTCCACTAACGACCACAAGTATAGTATATACTCTTGTTTGTAGGAACACAACCCCATATAGGTTAAATATTAGCACTTTATGATAACCAATTTTCAAACAATACCATTTGAACAAATTGTGCGGTTTGGTCAACGCACTATGTTAGACAATCCTCGTTTTTCTACAAGTTGGATCTTAGGTCGCTTCTGTAATTACAACTGCTCCTACTGTTGGCCCTATGCTCGAAGCGATAAAGTTGACCACCAGCCGTTAGAGGTCTACAAAAGAACAGTAGATCAAATAAAACAACAAGCCCGTGAAAACGGATTTACAGAATTCCATTGGAGCTTCAGTGGTGGCGAACCTACAGCCTACAAAGATCTAATCGAATTGATTAGACACCTAGATGAAAAAGAATCTAGATATCAGAGTGTTCATATGACTACCAATTTGTCACCAGGATCAAAATGGTGGAAAAGTTGGTGTGATGCTACAGCTCTATTACAGCGAAGAAGTATCACAGCCAGCTTTCACGATGAGTTTGCCAAGGAGCAAGAGTTTGGTGACAAGTGTTTACAGTTACAATACGAACTAGTACACGTTACAATCAATCAAGTAATGGTGCCTGAGAAGTTTGACGAGCTGTATGCTCGTATGGAACGGTTCCATCAGCGTGGAATTAATGTGACACTCAAACCACAGAGTGATCCTACTGCCAGTACGGTAGTCGATGGGTATACTGAAGATATGATCAACAAGATGCAGACCGGGTTTCCGCAACGTGCCAACGGTGAAGAAGTTTATCAGATAGCGTTATATGACGATGCTAATACAGAATACCTGTTCGACCAGGCAGAAAGATTCAATGCTTTTGGATTTAATAAGTTTAAAGATTGGAGTTGCAATAGTGGATTCCAAAGTGTTATAATAAGAGGTAACGAAGTCAAAAGGTCGTATAGCTGTCACGACCAACCATTAGGCTCTTTGGAAAACTTTGATCTATTTAAGGCCCCGCAGCTCTGTATTACTCCTAGCTGCGTTAGTTCCGCAGATTCAAAAATACCAAAGATAAAAAATGTATAACTACGAAGATATTAAATCAATACATCTTGAAGTAACATCAAAATGTCAGGCTCGATGCCCGATGTGTCCTCGCCGATATAATGGCGGACCGATGAATCCCTTAGTCACGCTAGATGAAATTACTTTAGAGCAATTTAAGAGTTGGTTCGATCCAGCGTTTTGTTCATCTTTGGATCACTTGAATATGTGTGGTAATCTAGGTGATCCGATCATTGCCAAGGACACCTTGAAGATATTCGATTATCTTCGAACCTGTAATCCGGATATCATACTTCATATGCACACTAATGGCAGTGCAAGAGATACAACCTGGTGGGAGCGGCTAGCCGAATTAGAAGTTAAAGTTATATTTGGTATAGATGGATTAGCAGATACACATCACCTATACCGCATTGGCACAGACTGGAATAAGATTATTGAAAATGCCGCAGCATTTATCAATGCCGGCGGATGGGCCCGATGGGATATGCTGATATTTGAACACAATGAACATCAGGTTGAAGAATGTAGAAAACTAAGCAACCAACTAGGCTTTGTAGATTTTTCAAGTAAGCATACCAGTCGATTTCGTACTGCCGAATTTCCTGTGTTAGACGATAATGGCAAGCAGCTCTATACACTGAAGCCCACATCTAAGAGTGTTGAAATGATGCCTCTGATAAAATCAGCCATCGCAGAAATAACTCCGATTATAAAATGTAAAGCTCAAAGAGATCAACAGCTTTATGTTAGTGCATCTGGAGCAGTGTCTCCTTGCTGTTGGCTCGATATGGAATGGTTTAATCCTAACCAATCTAATAGAATTGATTATATGTCTAAGGTTGGAGAGTTTCCTAGTCTCAAGACTCAAACACTAGAGGAAATTTTTGCATCAGGATTTTTTAATAAGATATCGGGCTGCTGGAATACCACAGGCCTTACCGAATGCTCAAAGAATTGCGGGTCGTTCGATAGATTAAACGAGCAATTCGTCTAAGGAGGAAATATGCAAGTTGATATAAATCACGTTTTATTCTGGATGGATGCTATTCGTGAAAGCGATGATCCTAAACGTACACTTGAAAGTTTCTGGAAGGGACAAATCAAATCTAAGATCTGGTTGATAACAAATCTTCGAAAGCAGGTTGACAAATTTGTTTCAATAGACATCCACGGTGGATGGAACGGCGTTTTAGCCAGTCTGTTGTTCCAATCAGATATCTATGTTTCTCATATACGCAGTATAGATATTGATCCTGCCTGTGAATCAATAGCAAATACCATTAACAAACTAGAGGAAATTTCCGGAAAGTTTAATGCAGTTACACACGATATGTGTACCATTCCGACAATGGCCGATGTTGTTATTAACACCAGCTGTGAACATATTACACAGGCACAATACGATCAGTGGTTATCTGGGATACCTAATACTAGCCTTATTGTATTGCAGAGTAACAATTATGATATACCTGAGCACGTAAGAATAGTACAAGGATTAAATGAATTTGTAGACCAAAGTAATTTAACAGTTCTTTGGAAAGGCGAACTGTCTCTGCCTCTCTACAATAGATATATGATTATAGGAAAGAAGAAATGACACAACGAATTTTAATTATGGGGTTACCTGGTTCAGGTAAAACCACCCTAGCAGAAAAGCTTCTGTGCTTGTTAGAGCAATGCGGCAAAACAGTCACTTGGTTCAATGCCGACGAAGTGCGTAGGCAATTTGATGATTGGGACTTTAGTGAACAGGGTCGTATACGACAAAGCAAGCGTATGTATGATCTAGCAGAAACCTGCGGCACTGATTATGCTCTCTGTGACTTCGTTGCTCCGTTAGTTGAAATGCGTCATAACTTTAAAGCAGATTGGACCGTCTGGATGGACACTATCCGCGAAGGTCGTTATGCTGATACAAACAAGATGTTCATCGAACCCGAGATCTACGATTTCCGTATCACAGAACAAAACGCAGAGAAGTGGGCTGACTTCATTGCTGACCATATAGTTGATAATCGTAGACGTCCACGTTGGGACAACCGAAAAGAAACTGTACAGATGCTGGGCCGTTGGCAACCTTGGCACGATGGGCATAGGGCATTGTTTGAAAGACTGTTGGCCAAGACTGGGCAGGTAGTTATACAGGTACGTGATGTACAGGGTTGGCAAGACAGCAATCCATTTAACTTCTTTGATGTTGTACGATTCATTAGACGTGATCTAGATCCTCTATACCAAGGACAGTATGAAATTATGCTTGTGCCTAATATTGTACACATTGGTTGGGGACGAGGTGTGGGTTACACCAGCGGCGAAGAAACATTCGATGATTCAGTAACTGATATTAGCGCCACAAAAATAAGAAAAGATCTAGGACTAAAATGAGAACGCTGATCAAGACCTTAACTTGGAGACTAGTTGGGTCTACGTCAACTTTTATAATTTCTTATGTTGTTACGGGCCAGGCCCTAGTTGCTACCGGCATTGCTGTTGCACAAATGATAGTAAACACTATCTTATATTACATACACGAACTAGTATGGAATAAAATTCGTTAAAAAGAATATTTGTATAGGTCAATGTCTTTTTCAAAGGCTTGACCTATTTTTGCCTTCTGCGCATCAGTGTAGTAGGAACGATAATCATCGTGTTCCGACGTATTGATGTAGGGCAACGGATCGTCACGATTTATGAGCCGTTGTATTACGTCAAATTCTTGATTGAGTGTTTCGGCTCGAAATAGATAATCTACTCCGCCCGCAATCCACTCACACTGATTAGTTGTTAGTGTATTCCAACTGTTGGTGTTGTACTCTAACTTATCAATAAATTCATTCCAGCTAGGGAATTCATCGATAGTGGTTATGTTGTTATCCTCCCAATAGAATCCATACTGTTTGAGATAGAAGTAAGCACTAACCATACGTGCCCACGGATTACGCACAACGGCAAAAGTACGATTGACTTGCCATAGTTCTTTGATCATAGGTAAAGACGGATGACCTTTAACTAACTGATGAGGAATTCTAGTCATCCAGCGAACTACACTTGATCCAGCACTCTTTGGAATGTGTACAAAAGTTAAATCGTGTTCAAGTAATGTAACCGCAGCCATATTAATCCTTGTGGTTAAATTTTATTTTACTGTTAGAACAAACTCCAGCACAGGCAGCTAGTCTACCATTGGCATAATCTTTGTTCCAGCGTTCCGAAACAGAACTAAAGAACGGTCCATTCACAATGGTATCCCAATCAATATTTTTTAGATTAATTTTGTCCTCTCCGTACTCGGACCATAACTCTTGCCAGCCGTCGTCAAATCGTATTGTGCGAGTGTACATCTGTCCAGACGATAATGGGCAACAGGGAAATAGTCTTCCGGTATGTTCGATGTAGGCAGTTTGGTTGCGTTGTGCATAGCAGCTAATGGTACTGATATTAGATTGATTCTGAAATTCTATTTTACTTACATATGGAACAACTGTAACTGGTTTAACTGGAATATCCTTGCCTAGCATTTCGGATAATGTAAACCTGTGAGAAGGCTTAACAAAGAAGTTTTTAAAACCTAGTTTCTTTGATAGTTCTTCAGCTTCGGCAACTTGATGTTCATTGTGTTTGAAAGTGATAAATTGCCATTCTGCAATGCCGCCTGCTTGAATAAATGCCTGTGCATTTTCCATTACTTTTTTGTAGTTGACATTTACGCGATATATGTGATTAGTATCTTCAAGTCCGTCTATGGCAAATATCACACGTCCACTATTACCCAATGTCTTTGCTAGATCTTTCCAAAAAGTTTGACTACGTAAACCGCCATTTGACGAAATAGTGATAAAGGCTTGCGGAGCTCGAGCCCTCATAACTTCGCAGACTTCTAAGAAATTAGGAGCAGCACAGGGATCTCCGAGTACACCGTTAAACAAAATCTTTTCTATTTCCTGCATTATACGATCGGGAATTCTGTCTTGAAAAAATTCCGTATAAAGATATGTTTCTTCAAACCACGTTTTATCACCAGGAGTATTTTCTCGTAGACACATAGGACAGGCAGCATTACAGATAGATGTATTTTCTATCTGCAGTTCTTTAAGCTGTTTGTAGAACATTGTCTATTAACTCTGTAGGATAGTTGTGTCGAAAACTATTAAATGCTATCTGCTGTAATTGTCTTGGTGTGCGCAATTCGAGTAGATCTAACGATCCTAGTTTTTCTTGCCGTCCAGAACTGATCTGTATCAATAACGATTCTACTGTAACAGCTTCGTCGTTTTCTTGATAACAGAAGAACCAGTTAAACGGTATGAGGGTATCTTGATGTGCTATCCAACTATTAGGATGAAGGCTAATTTTAAATATATCAGCAGCCCGCATTTTCTTTATTAGGTCTAGCCATTGTTCTTGCCAATCGGGTAATACTTTATTATACCCACCTGCTTTTAGTCCTTGCATAAAGAAATCGTCACCGTGCCATTCTAAAAATATTTTACGATTACTATGGTCGATATCTTTAATTCTCAGTGTAGGAATAGTTTCAGATGCCTGCGAGTGGAATTTAATTTCTTTCAAAAATCGTTCTGTTAGTAGTTCTTCAGTCCACTGCACGTTTTCATTTTCGTTTTTATGATAACCGCGATCACGATTAAAGCTCATACAGAAAGTTTTGTTATCTGGACTAACATAGGGTGTGTAAACCAAATTGGCTCGCACCTGTTCTGTTTCCTCTAGGTTATAATAATAATTCCAGTTTGTTAAGTTGACCATAGTTTGTTTGATAATTAAGTAATATATAGCTTAGTTATCCTAAACAAAGACAGGTAAAATGAAATATCCAATAATAGAAATTAACAATGATCGATACGTAATCGGTGCTACACTAAGATATAAACATTATATCTACCATTTTAGATATATGAAATTGCGAAAACATTTTGATATCGGAAGACAATATCTATGAAAATAACAAAAATACCTGGTCTGGGTCGATTTGGCATCTACATCGATGATGTTGATTTCAATACAATATCCGAAGACGAGTGGGCAGAAATTGGAAAGCTACATTTACAAAATTTAGTCACAATCATTCGTAATACAAATATGTCTTGGGAAACACAACCTGATTGGTGTGAAAAATGGGGTCCCCGACGCAGTGGTGTGCGCTTCCATATGGAGAAGAAATATAATCAACAATGGAATTGGTTGTTTAAAGAAGCACAATCTGACAATCCTATCATCAGTAAAGACGATAGAACTCGCATCAAAGCTATCGCTAAGGTACAATATCAAACACCGGCTGGTAAGAGCTTTATGAAAGTGTCAGGGAAAAAAGATGAGCAAGGAAACGCTCTAGGTATGTTTGCAGAAGGTGAGCTATTATGGCATAGTAATGAATCGGGGACGTTAACATTTACACCCGGTGTGTGTTTGTTGGGTGTACAAAATATGGTAGGAAGTGCTACTGGTTTCATCACAACAACCGACTATTACGAAAATGTTAGTAACGCATTCCGTAGCGAACTAGATGAAATGATATTGCAACATAGATTTACTCCTGGAGCAATTAATCCCGGATTAAATGCAGAACAGGATGCAATTATGAATGCTAATATGTGTCCTGTAGATGATGTTGAAATACCTATGGTTATCACTAGTCCGGGTGGCATTAAAGGACTACACTATAGCACTAACACAATTTACAGCATCAAAGGGTTAAGCAAAGAGTCTAGCGACGAAATATTCTCTGTAATTAATCGAGAGTTATTTGTAGACAAATATATCTATGATCATTGGTATAAACAGGACAACGATTTATTATTTTTTGATAACAGTATTACGTTACATCGTAGACTTGGTGATATTAAAGATCGAGTGGCACATCGAGTGCCTCACGATTATACTAAATTACATACCAACTATTGGCAACCATACAGTCAGTTAGATGTTGCAGAAACTTTTGTTAAGGATATAGATTATTATGTAGACTTATGTAATGTTAAAGGATATCGGATGACAGACGGTAGTTTATCATAATTATGATTCGCGGAATAGATTCTCAACCATTTTTAAATTTAGATTCTTATCTTAATATTAAAGAATTTAAATCACTGCATTACAAAATATGCAAAGGCCTAGTATTGTCCAAACACAAGAAAGAAGGCAATATGGTCAAGCCCGGTGGCTTCGAGGGAGTCTACGACTTACCATTTAAGCCTTTGTACAAAGCATTGGAAGAATATTACAGCCTTCCTGAAGATCACGAAATTAGAATTTTGGGTAAAGAATTAGGCGAGTACAAGAACCGTGATCAGTTTATGCTGTTTCTTAAATTGACATTAGGTGCATATGATCCTTATCAGTTTGTATTTTTAAAAACTGAAGATGGTGGTTGGGAAACAAGATTCCAAGAAAAAGAGTGGACTGAAGATGCAGCACTATTTCCAGAACTTAGACAATGGTTAGAAGACCTCGTCACTGATGGGGTATTTGAATATCTAGGACGTATTATTTTCTTTAAAGCAGAACACGATTGCCAGATGGCAATGCACCGTGATTTAATATTACCTGACGAACACGACTATTTTAATCATCGCCACGAGTTTATACATCTGCGCACTAACTTAGATAAGCCGTTTTATATCTGGGATTCGGAATCCGATAAACAGATTTTAGTAGACAGTCACGCTACTTTTTTTAATGATCAAGATTGGCATTCGGGTGGTAAGGTAAACAAGCAGACATTTAGCTTAAGAGTTGATGGAGTGTTTACACAAGAATTCCGTGCTAAGATTGGCATTGCGCATCTTACACATTACTAATCGTCAGTGACAGCAATCTGTAAAGAAATTTTAGGAGTAAATCCTAGGTTAGTTGATCCGTGCCAAACAGTGCTGTGATCGAACATAAACACGTCACCTGCTTTATATCCTGTTAAGATTTTATCATCGTAGGCAAATATATGCCCGGGCTCGTAATCTTGGCAGGCCATCCAATACCGTCTTATATTTTCTTTTTCTGGAAATGTGTCTAAATGTAAGGGAAACATATCTCCAGGATTTAATTTAACAAACCACCATTTGATATTGCCTTTGAAGGGCAAGTTTACACGTAAATTGAAAACATCTCCCGAGAATACTTCCCACTTGATCTTATTCATATCAAATCCAGCTTCAGACCATTTTGAGTAACTGTCTGATTGGTGACTATCTATCGTAGGCTTTGGTCGTAGTTCTCCTCTATTCCCAATAATAAATTTTATTGTCTCGGAGTCAAAACTTGATAAGAAGTTACCTTTGTATAGCATAGAAATATTTAGTGGGAGTAGGAAAACGCATAATTAAATTTATGAGCAACGTATACTGGATTCAACCCGAAACAACCGAATTAGGCAAGTGGCAAAAGACCATTGCCGATATTTCAAAATCACCAAGCTTCTGTGTGCTACCTTGGATACACCTAGCAACACGACCCAACGGCGATATGCGTATCTGTTGTGTTGCCAATGCATCTGGTGCAGACACTGGAGACTATTCAGTAGGCCTAGTTAAAATGGAAGATGGTAAGCCTGCTAACTTTGCACACGATTTACCAACAGAAGCGTTTAACAACGACTATATGAAATCTGTTCGAAAAACAATGTTGGCTGGAGAAATACCGGCTAGCTGTTTAAAATGTTTTAAAGAAGAACAACAGGGAATTGCCAGCAAACGTGTCTGGGAAACAGTCACTTGGACTTTAGAAGAAAAAACAGATATAGAAGAATTAATACGTGAGACCGAATTAGACGGTAGTGTTCCTTACAAACTAGAATATTTAGATCTTCGTCTAGGACATACCTGTAATTTAAAATGTATTATGTGTAGCCCACACGACAGTAGTATGTGGGTTCCAGAGCACAAGAAAGTATTTCCTATATTCAAGAGTGAGTTAATTAAAAAACAAATGGATTGGGATCAAAAAGATTTCAATAATTACTGGCACGAAAATCCTAAATTTTGGGAGCAAGTATACGATCAGATTCCCAACATTAAACAATTATACTTTGCTGGTGGGGAACCTTTATTAATTAAAGAACATAAAATATTTTTAGAAGAAATTATTGCTAGGGGATATGCTGGACAGATTAGCCTACGTTACAATACTAATGGGACACTGATCAGCGAAAAATTTATTGACATTTGGAAACACTTTAAAAAGGTCAAAGTAGGTTTTAGTTTAGATGGAATGGGCGAGCGTGGACATTACATTCGCTATCCTCTAGACTGGACAATAGTTGAACAGAATCTACAGTTGTTAGATAATGCTCCGGACAATATACAGACTAATATTGCTCTTGCTGTACAAATACTAAACATCAAACATATTCCAGAATTTATCAAATGGAAAGTTAAAAAGAATTTTAAGAAAATTAATTTTGATACTAATGCCGGGGATCACATAATGGGTGGTGGATTAGTCGGTGTACACTTGTTATGGATCCCTACTTGGTTAAGTCTACGTGTATTACCTAAGGAAGATAAACTAGAAGTGCGTGAGTTGTTTGCAGAGCTACAGGAGTGGCTGTGGAAGCATTACACACAGGACAAAGACTTCTGGGAAGTTAATCCGCACGGGTGGAAACGTTGGGAAAGTATTTTAGATTGGATGGATCGAGAAGACCACACTAATCTACTGCCAGACTTTAGTGAATATATTTCAACAATGGATCGACAAAGGAATACAGATTTTAAAACTATATTCCCTGAGCTGTCACATCTGTTAGATCCATCCAAAGAATCTTAAACACATCTGCATCACGTGCCTTAGGCACACACATACCGCAGCCACATCGTTGATTAGGACAGATAATAGGGCTAGGGTTTTCTAATCGTAATCTAAGATCTGATAACATTTCTTCTTTATCAGTTAGATGTCCCAGAGCTCCTCGTTTTTTATTATGAAGCGCCTGACAGGCCTGATGATGATACACTAACCCGGTGTGCTGATCGATGTGTAGGAAGAACCAATCAACCATACAATACCAATCTTTAAATTCAGTATTAACTAATTTTACTGTTTGCCATTGATTGTCGACTTTTGCTTCAAGACATCTACCTCCGCAACAGCCTCGACCTAATTGATTGCCTTCAGCCTTTTCAGAACCTGATAAACTGACTCCCATTTTATTAAAAAACCATTCCTGTTGGTCTTTACTATAAATGTGCGAGGTTCTTCGATTAGTACCGTCGACATCAATAAACCAACCAGAGCGAGTTATATTACCGTCACCGATCGGTCTAGGATTGTATTTTATATTATTGTCATCTAGCAATTTACAAACAGACATTGCTTCGTCCCAATAGTCTGCGTGGAGCATAAGATTAACCTGTAGTACAATTTTACTATTGCCTAGATGTAATATGTTATCGATAGCTCTCTGCTTGAGATTAGACTGTCCTTCTGCGTGCCAGCTTATAGTAACGCAATCAAGATATTTTAATATCTTTTCTCGATAAGTTGGTCCCCAAGTACCGTTGGTCGTTAATTGTAAATTAAAGTTTGGACTGTCAGTTTTAATATATTCTACAAGGTCCCAAAAATTAGGATTAATAGTAGGTTCACCTCCAGTGAATACAATATTAACACCTTTGCTTTCTTTACGTAGATTATTGTATTCAGTAGTCCATTCTTTGAGAAAATGATATGTTTTTTTCAATTCTTCAAAACTGTGGAATGGACTTACAAGGTCGTGATGCTTGGCTTCACAGTAAGTGCAGTCGTAGTTACATCTCCGACCTATATCCCAGGTAACAGCCATTGCTTCTTTATTTGGTGATCGTATTGCAGTAGTGTTAATCATTTTTAATCTTTGTTAAAGGAATGTCTGCTGCGCAAGTACACCAGTCTCTAGTACATACAACCGGTTCACTAGGAATGACAAAGCTGCCTGTATAGATGTTTCCTAAGCTGCCGCCAACCCGACAAGTAGCACGATGCACTTCCCCATCCCAATTGATCATTAGGCTTTCAAGGCCAGCATTGCAAGCCCAACCTTTAAATTGATTTAGATGCAGTTTAATAACATCGTTGCTGTGCATTATTTCTGAATCGTCTATTCTACAATTAGGTTTTACTGTAGCATCTTGATTTAATATCCATTCGAGATCTTTTCCTTCATATTTTAAATCGTCAAATACATTATGGTCGCCATCAGTCCACCGTATTCTTCTTACAGCATACTTAATACCTCTATCGCTGTATTCTTTAACTACTCGACGAACATTATCCATATGGTTGTGATGTGCCATTACGTTGACAAAAAAATCAGTTTGAGTTCCTGCTTGATATTGTATAATATTTCTATGTACTCGTTCCCAATCGTGTTCAAAGTGTAGACTAAAGATTAAATGGTTAAAAAACATTTCGTTCTGTAGATACCAGCTACTAGGACGAGTTCCGTTAGTTGTTAGGTTAACCCAGAATACATCCTTACGTCGAAAGTATTCTAATAGATCTTCTATGTCTGGATGCACACAGGGTTCACCACCAGTTAGACTAATACGTAAGGGCTTGCCAATGGCCGACAGTTTATCCACAGTTGTTTCGAGTAGATTTATATCAGTGTGTGGGCTGAAGTGATCGTGTATTGATTCCGGACAATATGTACAGTCGTAGTTACAGCGTTTGCCAAGATTCCATTCAACTTTTAATTGATCTTGATGTGGCCACGCACTGGTAACTTTAAACATAAGGTAGGAACTCCGGAGTTATGTCTGTAAAACTTTGATTACGTGTTTTGTCAAGTTTTTGATTAAATGAAACACAGTCTGCCCACTTGTCACTTTGATCTTTTCCTCTAAGATAATTTTGATTATCCTGTATCTGCCCTAGGGTGTATTCAAGCAGTTGTGGATTGTCTTTACACATCTTAAATTCAGGCAATCGACTTTTTACTGCTTCTAGTCTATCGTAGGCAATGTCTTTAAGAGTCTGTGGTAATACCTGTGCTGATAGCAGTCTTGGATGTTCGACTCTATGAGAGTGAAATATAATTCCAATGTCGTTTAAAAAATATTCGATTATCTTATCTAGTATAAGAATGTTGCTGACCTGTACAGTAACAGCTCCCACGATACGACTGATATTTGGCACAGTCTGTATTTGTTTAATGTTATTGATTAATTCAATCCACGATGCATTGCCGCGAATATATTCGTAGCTTTTGTGTATTCCGTCAATGCTTACATTAACCGCTACTGATTTAAACTTAGGCCAGTACTCCCAGATAGTGCGATTACTCTTTCCTAACATTGTTAAATTTGTAGCATACTTGATTTCAATTTGATGACCGTACGGTGCAAGCATATCTAGGATCTTGTAGTGCTGTGGATCCATTAGTGGTTCGCCGCCAGCAAATTCTACACGTCTAAAATAAGGGATTAATGTTTCTAAATCTTCCCACCATTGATCGTTATTTTGAAATTTATCTAGGTGAGGTTTATTTTCTAAATCGTAACGTTCTACAATGTCATACATTATATGACCCTCTTTCTTATAGAAGTCTTTTACCACACTCCAGTCATTCCAGGCCGTGCTATCCATAGGATGGCACATACGACATTTCAAATTGCAAAGATTGTTTAGTTTTAATTCAATCGTAGGAATTTCGAAAGGCATAGTAAAATCGTGACGCATCTTGTTCAGCGCATCGGGATACAAATTTATGCGTGATTCAGGAATTTTATTTTCTATATGTCTTTGTCTAAGACTTTCTACGCCCTGATCTTCTAATGCAAAGCAAGGTTCGCACTCTGGTGGACGCTCACCGCGTAGTACCTGTCTACGTATACGCTGCATCACCTCACCGTTCCAATGATACTCTAATGGTGCGTCTTGTATGAATCCAATAGGATGACTACGACAGCAGGCACATATGGCTCCGTCTTCTCTAGTGGCCACCCCAGTGAAAGGGTGCATACAAAATGTTTTACTGTTGTGCGACATATCTAATTAATGGGCTAATTCCAACTGCCTGTCCGTTTTTAAGTGCAAGGTGTATACTCTTAGTGGGAGTTAGATCAAAGTCTTTACAGACTGTATAATAGATCTCACCGTATGTTGTCCATAAGTAGTCACTTGGAAAGTTTCTTATAAAATATAAACCGATCATTGATACTGCTCTAAGGTTCATTTTGAAATCATTCATCAAGGTAATTGCATCTGGAGTGGTGTCTTTAGTCCAACGTAGGCCTACGCGGTTCCACCCAAGACCAAGACCTTTGCTAAGGCTGAAGCCAACGGATCTAATAGCGTCATTATTGAAATCAAAGTTAATATCACGGCAGCAACTATACCAAGCCCCATCGATGTGTACAGCAATCTGTTTATCCAAACATTCATTTAAAATATTCTCCATTTGCTCGTGCTTGTCTCCTGTGCTAGGAAATGGCATAGCGATTATTAACGGTCTATTAGGTATAAGGTAGCCTGGTACGCTGTATGCTATATCGGGATCGAGACGTTGATGATATCGATAATCGCCTTTCAGTGTCTGCACTTTACCCTTCATATAAATGCTATCAATAAATTGTGTGCAGCCTAGACTTATGTCTAACCGATTAAACGAGTCGAAGCCAGATATATTATTCAAACGACTGTTGAAGAACCAGTCACTGGCTTCTTTTTTAAAATCAGCATAAACTTTGTCAGTAATATCGTTATCCACTCGACCGTCTAGTATGTTCTGTATAACAGATTCTATTTTAATATCAGACAGCGGTTGAGGGCGTTCGGTCTCTAACCAGCGTTCTTCGTATGTCGGTGCTACCCTATATCGTTCCATATTAATATTTACCCTATAATAATAGCATATAAATATTTCAATGCTAACCACCACCGAATACCAAATTAGTCAAGAGCAATTGGAAAGAGCACAGCAGGCTGTTCCCGATAGTGCTACTGTACGTACACCATTGAATTCACCAGCAGGTGATTTCTTTTATGATTATTGGCAGGTCAATAAAGAATATCAAGGAACTGTTTGGGAAGAAATACTTTCTACATTGCCCGATCACGGTGAAGCAAGGCTTATAAAATTAGCTGAAGGCACCTGTTATACTATTCACGCCGATATCGATGACCGGTGGCACTTAAATATCACTGGCGAGAATTCTTATCTAGTAGATCTTCACAGTAAGGTAATGTATCCAACGATGAACTATCATCGTTGGTTTTCAATGGATGCAGGTATACTACACTCAGCGGTAAATTTTGGTAACAAGGATAGATACCAATTAGTTGTTCGAAAGTTACTTAACAGGAACGTGTTAACAAATCCGGTTAGAATATCTATACACGATATTAAAGAACGTAGGTATCTACTCGATCAATTGATCAGTCCTTGGCTAAACTTTGCCAACAAAAATTCTCTAATTACAGATTTTAAAATTGTTGACAACGCTGCGTCTTTTAAAATTGAAGAAAAAGAATTACCGACATTAAAATTATTACTAGATGGGAATTTTAATTATGATCAAGATCTTTAACAATCCCACTACCTACTCTAAAGAACATATCCAGACTGAACGCTGTATTCCTATGTTTGATCAAACACAACAGCAACTGATGAATGACATTATTAATAAACGCATACCCTACGATGATTGGACATTTATTGATTCTAGCTATCAACCCATTGGTGCCATCGCAGAAGATAGTCGTCCTATATTTGAAAATTTTAAAAAACTTTTTCAGCAACACTTAGAACGATCTACACTCAATAAGTTAACAGGGTTTGAAAGTTTTCGTAGAACTGATATTTGTCTTGGCTGCGCACAGTATATTGACAACTTACATATCAAGTATCCTATACAGGTCTTAGACAGAGAATATAATTATCATCAGAGATTAAATCACAAAATAGTTCCTAAAAGCATTGGAACATTAGAAGCAGGCAAGCATCTTATTATTTCTTTGCCTCGGTCGTCTCTAGGTACAGTGGATCCGCAAATGGATGAAATTTTAGATCGATGTTTAGAACGATCAATTCCTGTACACATTGATGGTGCGTGGATTACTGCCGCTAAGAATATTAATTTTGATTTCAGCCATCCTGCGATACACAGTCTAGGAGTCAGTCTCAGCAAAGGATATGGAATGAGTGGATGGAATCGTATAGGACTTCGTTGGACCAAGTATCCCGAAGAAGATTCAATAACTGTGTTAAACGATTATCTACAGATCAATACCTACAGTGTGGTCATCGCAAACTACTTTTTGAAAAATATCGAACCAGATCATTTGTGGAATGCTCACGGTGAGAATCATTTTAAAATTTGTAGAGACTTTGGTCTTAGTCCTAGCGATACGATTCATATGGCTACCGAAGATGGAAAGGTGCGTGGTCTAAGTCCATTGCTACAATATCTAGAATGTACAAAATAATTCCCTGGTCGGACGATCTAGATCTAACAGACTTCTACTCTGAGGCAGCAGCTCGCGGATTTGTTAACAATGCTAGCCAACAGGCAATGATAGATTGTTTTCGTAATGAGCCCGAATGGGCTGCTTGGATATTGTATCAAGACGACAAAGCTGTCGGCAGTGTTGCCGCACATTCGTTTACAGTGATGGGACCTAGAGCCTATCGTGTACTAGCACGTACCTGTACATTTGGCTCTGCTAGACCTACTGGTGGACTTATAACTCCTAAGAAGTTAATTGCCGAACATCAGAATCTAACAGATCAGTTTTTGCTTCCTGCGTGTATCGAGTGGGCAAGTGGAGAATTGTATGCTACTAGTAATGAAAGTATTCTAGCAAGTCAACGACTTGTACATAGACATTATTTTCCTACTCTGGCTAAGCTGGGGATTGTAGAACGTGTTTGTGAAATGAATTATCGAAACACAGAACAAACTGTCTGGCGTATATATCCAGACAGGTTTCTTGAGAATTTAAATAAATTTCCTCGCTGGAATTAAGCTGCGACAGCTTTAATTACAGCAAAGTTCATTGTTACTGCTTCTGCAAGCGGACTTCCACTCATATTTCTTAGAGCAACAGTGAATGTGTTATTACCAATATTAGCGATCCAGCATTGATACTGTCCGATATTTGCTCCTGAAGATTTCATATTAATAATGATCGTATCTGTTAATGTAACTTTGGTATTTAATACATCAAAAATCACAGTAGTGTTACCACTCAATGATTCTGTATGAGTCGTAATCTGTCCTGAAATCTTGTTAAGAGTAACGGATGTTGATTTTGTGTTAATCTGTGTAACAGTACCGCCTACTCCTGTTCCAGAATAACCGATCTTATCAGAAGTTATTACACTGTACCAAGCAGATGTGTAACCTTGGAATTGCGCTAGAGACGTATTGTAAACAATCATACCAGCACCAGCATTCATACCCACATCACGTGCTGTAGCATCTGCGAATGGTGTGTGTTTAATTACCGGAGCTTCAAATACTCCGCGGCTGTTAAACGTGAATGAATTATCAAGGGTACCAGCATAATTCTTTGTAGAAATTATTACTTTACCAGGCACTTCACCGTTAACAACATTACCGTCTGCTAGAGCAACAAGAGCAGCAGAACGTACATAAGTAGTTCCGTTGTGTCCTTTTAACAATATACCACTGATATAATCATTATTCTGTGATGCTGTTGGTGCAGCTAGTGTACCACGTGAAGCGTGGAAATCTAAAAACGCACCTGGGCCGCCGCTGGTAATAGTAAAGAAAGTTCCAAATACATCAGAGGAGTTATAAACATTAAATGAGCCCGGAGCAGATGTAGAACCTACATTAATTAATGGAGATGTAACCGAAGTACTTGCTCTAACTGTATTACTATTGACTGGACCTACAATAGAACCTGCAACACCGTCAACTAGTAATGATGAGTCGTCACCGAATACAGAACCTTTAATATCTAATTTTGTAAATGCACCATCTAGTGGGCTGATAGGGTGACCGTTAATTAATGATCCAGCTGGAAGGTTAAGTAGACCGCCGGAGGTTGTGATAAGTGCTCCACCTACGTCAACCCCGCCTGTGCCACTAACAAATAGTGCATTAAATCTTCTTGATGTTGCACCAATGTTTGGCGCAAAATTAATTCTTGGTTTAATATCTGCAACAACAGTTTCGTTTAGATTAACAGTTGAATCTGCACCGTTTACCAATAGTACCGAATCGTCACCTGCAACAGAACCTTTTAAGTCTGCTGTAACAAGTCCGCTGATAGTAATGCTACCGTTACCTGTAATTGTATGTCCGTTTAGGCCAATGTTAGTGCCTAGAGTGCTAAGATCAACTGTGGCTACAACTTTGTTTGCTGAATCGTTATAGGCAAAGCTAATATTGGTGTTTGTAGTACCACTAGTCGTTGTAGCAGTAAAAAGTCCAGCGGCCGCATCTTGTGCGTCCTCATTTGTGTATCCTGTTATAGCAACGCCTTTATGCTCGCCGGATACACCTGTTCCTATGTAAAGACGTTGTGAGTCTGTAACATAGACTAGTTCGCCTTGTGCTAGGCCTGTAGTTGGCGTTAGGGCTAGTCTTTCCGCTTCAAGGCCTCTGCGAATCTGTAATGGCATATCTAAAACTCCTGGATGTAAGGTATTCAATATATTTATGCCAGCCAAAAAAATAGGGCCCTAAGGCCCTATTAAAACTACGCAGTTTAATCCACTGTAGGTCCGTTTCCGTTCCTAAATCCAACTGATCCACCTTCTGCTTCGATGCGTTTTATAACATCTTCAAACAAGATAGGCGCAAAGTCCGGTGTTTGCTCTACGCAAACGCAGTGATAACGCACATCGTTTTGATCGCTATACAAGATTTCTCCTGTTTTAGCGTCCACTCCTCGGGGTTTCTTAACACGATTACTGTGCAAGTGTCCGTGAATGTTAACTCCAAAACGTCCCAAGCTCTCGTGATGTACGGGAATATGACTCAAGATCATACCGTTCATAACGTGGTAAGCTCGCAACTCTCTAAAGTATTCGCGATATTCGTCATCTCTAAAGATGTCGTGGTTACCACGGATCAATACTTTATCACCGTTCAATCGAGCCAATGTTTTCATTGCCTTACGATTGATAACAACGTCTCCCAAATGGTAGACCTTGTCAGAGGGCTTAACTCGCTCGTTCCAGGCCTTAACCATTGCTTCGTCCATTTCATCTGGATCTGTCCACGGACGCAATTTTGACCCGTCATTGCGGGTGAAGCGACATACACCTGAGTGTCCAAAGTGTGTATCGCTTACTAAGAATACACTTGGCATATTCGCCTCCTTTCTTTAGTAAACTTCTTTTACAATTTTAAATTCTGTTGTTGGGTACTTTGCTTTAAATGCTTCTGTATTAACATATTCGTTAAATTCTTTTGCATTAAAAAACATACGATGAAAAACTGATTTGTGATCCATTGTGGTTACTGTGAGGTAAACCGATTGCGCTTTGCCAGCCATTTTATGCCTTTCACTGTTTAATATACAATTATAGCATCAAACAGTTAATTAGTCAATCGCTTTGTTTGGAGTGATGAAACCCCATTCGTTTACAGTTCCGTGAACATCATAGGACTTTTCTTCGCTATCGTAAGTCCAACCAAGTACCCGCATCATTTTATGCTTGACTAGCAGGTTAGGTGCTCGGAATCGTTCACAGTCTCCAAACCCCAGCATAACACCAACTTCACAGACTGCACCACTACGGCAGATACCTGCGTGGCAATGAACCACTACGTTCATACGATTTTCCATTGCGTGTTGTAGCAAGCGAACAAGTTCTGCAGCCTGTTCATCTGTAATAGCAAACTCGCTGAGGTCAATCATACCACCGCCGGTATTGGTCATACCGTCTTCTTCAATATCCAAAAAAGTAAACTGATGCACTTCTTTGAATGTATGCTTTGGTGTAGGAAAAGCCATATCGTGATCCGAAATTTGGATCAGCATACTGTTAGCCCCGCAATCGTGATGTTGACCTTTTGCTACATTTTCCAACGGTATGTTTTCAATCCAAGGCATTATATTCTCCGTTTCTTCCAGGTGTAATCTACACCATCTGGACACTTTCCGTTGACAATACTGTCAGCGCCAAACCGTCCTACTATTTCCATACCATTAACATTAATGGTTACGAACTCATCTACAGTCTTAGCCCACATCATTGCAAGGGCCAGTGTTTCGAATTTTTCTGTTTTTGTTTTACTTTTTACTTCTATCATACCATAATTATAACGCCAAACAAAAACCCCGTCAACCAAAATTAACGGGGTGTTGTAAAGATACAACAGTGTTATTGGCCGTAATTCTTTTTAATTCTATCCAGCAAATTTTGGCAATCGATGCAGGTCTTACATCCACGCACTACTTTTTGACGTGCCATTGGAATTTTTTCTCCGCATTCATCGCAGTGACTTTGGCTAGGTCCCGTTGGAATGGCAGCTCGAACTCGTGCTACAGCATCTGCATTAGCAGTCACTGACAGCAGTTGAGCCATATCAGCTTCTTCTAAATTATCACCTTGAATGCTTTCGTACTCTTTAATCATACCAACTCCTTAAGAACATTTATTTAACATATATTATACAATCAAACGAAAGCCCTGTCAACCAGCAGGGCTTCCAAAATGGTGCGACTGGCCGGAATCGAACCGGCACGCCCGAAAGCGAGAGATTTTAAGTCTCTTGTGTCTACCTATTTCACCACAGTCGCATTTTTAACACTGGTCCGGCGTAAGGGAATCGAACCCCTATAACGACTTTAGAAGAATCGTGTCCTATCCGTTGAACGAACGCCAGATTATTTGGAGCGGGGTACGAGAATCGAACTCGTTTAACTAGCTTGGAAGGCTAGGACACAACCAATATGCCAACCCCGCGTTATTCTTGATATAGTCCTGGAGCAATTTCAGTATCCATATTCCAAGAAATAATAGTCTTTCTATTATTGCTTAAATTGATCGGTGCTCTGTGAACTACAAAACTAGGAAAGGTTAATATGTCACCTTCTTTGATTTCAAACGTTCCTACCTCTGTTTGATTAAATGGATTAATAAATTGAGTTTTAGGACTGTCTTCGGGCATTTCTAAAAAATAAACATTGGTCCAATTACTACCGTGTACGTGCCATCCGTGATGCGCATTTGTATTATACTGTTGAAACCAAATTTCTTTAAGTCTAAAAAACTCGTAGCCGAGTTCTTTGCTAACAGACATCATATGATCGTGCCAATGAGGTTGCAGTGATTGAAACCACGGCCTTGTATGATCCCAACGACCTAATCTCCAGTCACACCTAGATATGTCCATATTATCTTCTGGCTCAACTAAATGATCAGCTTCCGCTTTATTGATAGCAGAAAGTACCTGTTCTTTTAAGTCGCTGTGTTTTTCAAACTGTCCAATTACAAACGGACAATCCATACGATATTTCATAACCATTTTTTATTTTTCAAAAAACGTTTGGCCATCTCGTATCTGTACTTGAGGCTTTTGCGTGGAACATAGGTCTTAGAAGCTAGACAAGCTTCAGCAGCGTGTTTTAAATCTTCGCTGTAGTCTATGTGAGTCAACTTGACTTTACTGTCGGTTTTAAAGCGGATAGCAAACATTGGATCACCACGCTTTAGTTCGATAGGTTTAGTCAAGTCTACTACTTCGAATGTAAAGTCCACAGGCCGTACCCAGCGATGTATATTCATCTTGCCCGGAATCATCTTTATGTTTCTAGTTAAATTGTTAGAGAGCAAAGGCACATCGAAGGTTTCAATTTCAATGTCCTCATCCGCAACAAATAGATAATTGATGCGAAGTGTTATACAAGAACTGACTAGCTTACCATTTTTATCAACAACTGGAAATCTTGGATAGAACGTTTGATTGTACCAATCCTGTCCTAGTCGATCTGTAGTAAACATATCTCCTTCTTGCTGATAACTTATTATAACATCATAAGGGCAACGTATAACAAATACATTGTCAAAGAAGTCCGAAACAGCCGGACATTTGGTATAATCGGCACCCCCACGTTCTTCAATGACCAAGGGCCAAAGAGCTTCTGGTTCAAAGTAGACAAGGTCTTTCCACTGACTGACATCAGCATACTTAGGGTCCGTATATAGTGTCCACGCTATGTTCATAGTTCGATCACAATGTCAGCGGCAAGAATAAAGCGATATTGATCACTTTGCACAATGCCTGGCCGATGCCATTCCTTTGAAGGATATATCAACCAAGCATTGTCGGTAGGACGAACAAAAAACTTTTCTTCGTGAGTAGGACCGAATGGAGCCATCTCTGTTCCAGCATAGTCACGATCTTTTACGTCTGGTGGAATGTGTAGATAAAAGACTCCACTTAACATATGGGTTCCGTTTTTGTGATGGTGATGCCAAAGTTTATCACGATCTTCTGCTGTGGCTAGGTTAGTCATAAACGACCAAGCCATCATATCGTGTACTTTAACTTCACGGCCTAGATACATAAACACACTCATTAAAAAGCTCATTCTATACTTTAACCAAACTGGTTCTGGTCTAGCGAATATGTTTTCTTTAGTTTGATATTTTGGACTGTTGTGAAAGTAATTGCCACTGCCTATGATATCTTGAACAATGTCCATTGCCTGTTGATTGTCAGCTTCAGTTATCACTGAGCTAAAATCATATTTGCGAAACACATCATTTTGATCTATTACTTTCATATTATCCTTTGGAGCGGGAAACGAGGCTCGAACTCGCGACCTCAACCTTGGCAAGGTTGCGCTCTACCAACTGAGCTATTCCCGCGTCGTGCTTCTATTTAATAATTAACTGTCTTGATCCTCTGGAGGACTGGCTAAAGGACTAGTAGACGGTTTTTTCTTTGACCAAGAAGAATAGCTTGCACCATCGACTCTGCCGCTTTGATTTGGCTTTAACTGTTGTATTACACCACCCTTAGCCAAAAACTCTGCCAGTGCATCATCACTGCTTGTATCTTCTTCGTTGATCATTTATGTCCTTTTAGTAATTGGTCGGAGTACAAGGATTCGAACCTTGGACCCCCTGGTCCCAAACCAGGTGCGCTACCAGACTGCGCTACACTCCGAGATGGTTGCGGGTGACGGATTCGAACCGCCGATCTGGAGCTTATGAGACTCCCGAGATTCCTCTTCTCCAACCCGCTATAACTTTATAGAGGCTCTCTGTTGGAATCGAACCAAACTGTCTAACTCCGTATCTTCCTGGAGACTTTCACTGTGTAGTCGACTTAGCAGTTACTCGCTTTTTCCAGTGTAGTTAAACTTCAAAGAGCTTTTATAAAGTGTCTAGCTACCTACACCACATAGGCCCTAGACTGAGCTGTTACTCTGTCCATAACATTTGTTCTTCTGGAAAAGGCGTTATACCAAACCCTAGGCAGTTTCCAGTATCCCTTAAAGAGGGACTGTGAGGTCAGGTCCTAGTGTACCCCCTGTTCTATCGTTTCAGGGACGCTCTTATTATAACGTAAAAGAGTAAACCGGGGTCTATTACAGTAGTCCTTCTGCTTGTAGTGTTGCCACCACATCGTCAGTCAGAGGAACTTCTGTCTTGATGTTTAACTCAAGAACTTCGTCATTGAGCTTCTGCTTCTGCTTCTTGAGATTTTGAATCTCAGCCTTAGCTTCACCGATCTGCTCTTTGCTAACCACAGTGGTTGTCACTGTATCACTGTAACCGTAGATACGGCTACGAGCAGTGTCGCTCTTGTCGTTGCGGATCTTGTCCAACTTGCCAGCGATCACTTTAAGATCGGTGTGTGGCTCTGCTTGAGCGATAGTTTCCAACTGTGCAATACGTTTGTCAACGAATGCGGCAGTTGCCAACTTGAGATCGATACCTGCGCTGGCATTAGCAGCACCAACCAATCCACGGATGTTGTATAATGCCAACAGCAGTTTCTGACGACGAGTGTCGTTCGTCATTAGTTCGTCATTGGCTTTCTTTAGTTCTTCTGCCACATCTTGGAACTCATTGAGTTCGACAGACAGGTTGAACTTGATGCCTTTGATAGCATCATTGATTGCGTTCTGTAACGCACTGGCTTTTCTTAAAGAGATGTTCATAGTTGTCTTTCCTTCTTGTGCAATTTATCTAAGTATTCTTTATATGTGTATTTGCCTTCTTCGATTTCTCTCAAGGCGGTTACGTTGGTAGTAGCATCTTTGCCTTCTACTCTCTGCATTGAACCATTTTTAAGTTCTCTTGATCTCTGTGATGCCACCAAGACTAAGTTAAATCTTCCGCCAACCATTTTCGCTGCTTCGTCCGAACAATACCTAGCCATATGGCTCCTTTATTTTAAAATGACGGGTCGACGAAAGGTCAAGTAATAGACCGGACAATATACAATGAAGGGTTGTAATCTTCGTTGACAACGTGCAAAATACAATACACAGAGGTCCATATATTTCCGATTAACAAATGACAGTTTATTAGGGATCGGAACACATAAACACGATCCAGTTTCAAGTTGGATTGTAAGTTCGGAGTAAGCGTGAAGCTCATTCCTATGTGTCTATCCTCTTCTACCTTTCGCTTCACCGGTTGTGTATTGCTACACAACAAAACTTATTATACGTTATTTCTTACTTGATGTCAACCGCTCTATCCACTAATTGGACATCCCAGGCTAAAACAATTCTATGCCCTTGTCCGTTCCACGGATAGACGGTGTGTGGTATGTGACCTGGGAACACGATCATCTTGCCTTTCTCTGGTTGGAATCTCCAACTGTCTGAAAAGATAAAATGAGCGATATCTTTGGTCATTGGTAACTTGAATTCAATTTGACTATCTGATGGTTTAGCGTTTTCCAATACTGGTACATCGATATAGATATTTCCGCTTAGGTTTGACTCGTGACTGTGAAGTGCCTGATAATCGCCTGGACCTTGTCGAATAGTCCAAGCAGAAATTAACAGTGGTTTCACTGATGCAAGATTAACTAGCGGATTTTGTTGTTGTATGGAATCTAAGTACTCCTGTGCTATAGTTTCAATATAGTCTTTTAGCACATCAGTATCTAGACCAAACTCGTTAGGAACCAATTGAATTTGCTGTCCGCCTCTAACGCTTAGTTGGGGATTCCCCGAATCATCGTGTTCTGAATGCGTATGTGCTAGATGCACCATATCATACAGTTTATCGAATACATCCTGTGGAACATCTTCTAATGCTATTACAGTTGGATTTAAAAATGCAAATTTCATATGACTCCTAATTATTGGTGCCCCTTGTCCGACTCGAACAGACCACCTACTGATTACAAATCAGTTGCTCTACCAGATGAGCTAAAGGGGCAATAAAAGTATATATGTCTAGCATTTACTAGAATTTAAAAAACTGGCTCCCCAGGGTGGGATCGAACCACCGACACCCTGATTAACAGTCAGGTGCTTCTACCTCTGAGCTACTAGGGAATATTTTGGTGGAGGATATCGGACTCGAACCGATCACCCCTAGCTTGCAAAGCTAGTGCTCTCCCAGATGAGCTAATCCCCCAAAAACTAAAACTGGCGGAATGACTGGGACTTGAACCCAGAAACCGACTTTCGCCGATCGACGGATTAGCAATCCGCTCCAATACCATTATGGGACCATTCCATTTATCTTGTTATCTTACGTAGTATCTTGTACCAATAGTACTTCACACCTCGCCAACTTGGAATAAATCCCCAGTCAACATTGAAGCCTACTTCTTTAGGCATATTACCGTATGCCTTGTCTAACGTTTCTTTACTCGACATACAGTTTCTCCTCGGATGGTGGGTCGTGACAGTCTCGAACTGCCGACATTCTGCGTGTAAGGCAGACGCTCTACCAACTGAGCTAACGACCCA